ATTGCCATTAGCATCTGTAAGTTGTGCATAGTTTATAGATCTTAAATCATCGGGAATAGTTACATATCTATTATCTACAATTAAATTAGATGTTGCATAATGAGCATTTTGATCTGTGGGAACAGATCTTAAAATTCCATTTTCAGCATTTTTAATAATTGTATTTAAGATAGCATCATTTAAAACTGTGCTAGATACTTCCGTATAATTTCTTATATCAGAAACTAAATTTGCTAAAGTGTATGCCATATTATATTGCCTCCAATGTTACGGGTCCTGCTGAACAACCATTACCACCACCTTTTACATCAGATAAAGTTCCATTACTAGTACTTTGAAAATAAAAATAATTAATAGGATTTGTTAAAGGATCTGTAGTAGTTGCTTCTGTTACATTTCCTACACTATCTATTTTTCCTAATTGAATTGTAAAACCAGCTGCTGAATCTATATCAGTTACTCCAGAGATACTTGGTATGTCTGCAAAAGATTGTAAGTTAGGTGTATCTGCCCCACCTGCTCCAGGTGTGATAACTTGTGGCGCCCCTCTTAATCTTACAACACTATCAGCTAGTCTTTGATGATCAGGTGAATAAACATTTACCCATGTAATAAAAGGATTGAATGAAACAATAACTTCAAATGGATTTGGATCTAATAAAATTAATTGAGGAGTAGAATCTCTTTGTACTCTTGGATTTTGTAAAGCTTGTGGATCTGATCCAACAGGTGCTGGCTGAAGTTGTGGTTGCTTTGCTTCATACTCTGAATAATGAACTAAAGAACCATTCCATTCTCTAACCATTTCTGTATATGGAAATCTTAATCCAGATCTATCTGAAATTGATAGTGCTTGTTTACCTCTAGCAAAAACTCCCATTATGACATCACTCCATCACCATAAAAAGTTTGTGGTGAAATAAATGTAGATGTACCTTGGTTATCTGCATCTAATGCTCTTGCCATTTCTGTTTCGTAAATTCTCTCTAACTCTGGTGTTCTTATGGGTGAATATTTCATACTTAAATAATAAGCAAGACCTGACATCATGCATGGATAAAATCTATCAACAACATCAGATGAGTTAGTATAAGAACCAGGGTTTTCAATTTTTGCCATATAGTAAAAACAAAACTGAAAGTTAGCTGGTGTAGTTGTACTTGAAACACTTGAACTTGGTGTAGCATATAAAAATATGCTAGGATTAATTTTTCTATCTATATAATATTGTGAAGGGGTACCTTGTGTTAATTTATTAGGTGTTGCACTATATTGAGATCTACTAATTTGTGTTAAAGAAGTATCTTGAGGATTAGTAGTAGTTGAATTATTTCTATAAGTTGCTTCTAAAATTTGACTTAAATCATTTGGAAAATTAATAGAATCAGTTGCGTAACTGTATTCTGCTTGACCTTCTATTAAAGGTATTTGAGCATATTTTACTTTCCATAAATGAACACCTCTATTCTCCCATTCCTTAAACATAATATTTAAAGAACGTCTTGCAGATCTTAATTGATAACCTGTTCGAGTTCCTCTTATATTAGTTCTTTCAAATGCTTCTTCTATAATGTCATCAATTGCTGGATCGAAAGTATTAGTTCCTGAACTAGCTGATGGAGTTCTAGCTTGATTACCCATACCACTGTGATTAGAACAGTAATAAAATAAAGTTGGAGCGCCGACAGTTCTTACCGGAGCGACAACAATTTGTGTGTAAGCTGTTGCGGTTCCTGGGACTCCTGAAGTTGTTACACCTGTAGTATATTCAACACCTGTACCTGCTGTACCACCTGGAGGTGTTCCAAAAGTTCCATTTGCTGTTGTAGAAAATCTTAAAGGATGACCAGTATTACTATTTGCATCTTGATTAAAGATGTAAGTATTACCTTCTTGAAGTTGTAAAACTGGACTAACTGTGCCGTTAATAAAAAACTTATTAGCATTAGCACTATAAAAATTAGTACCAGTTGCAACAGTAACTGTGTAAGTAATAGTTGCCATGTAAAATTTAAGCTCCGGTAATTGTTACTGTAACGCTTCCGCCTGCTCCAGCTAAATTATATACAATTCCATCTTTAAATAAAATTCCAGAACCTGGAACATAAACTTCTAGTCCTTCAGTTCCAAATTTATAAGTAGCTTTTAAATTACCTGCCGCCGCTGCTCCTGGAGTTGCTGCATCATAAATAAGTAAAGTAGAAGCTGCTATTCCTAATCCTTGGATAGAAGTAATTCTAGCTCTACCTGCTCTAGATAAAGTAGCTGCGCCTATTGTTGCAAAGTTAAGGGTTGTTTGGTCGCTTGAAAATGATCCGCCGCCTGACATATGTTTTCTCCTATTAAATTGTGTGTGGGCCGAAGCCCACACTAATTAATTAATTATGCTGATTCAGCACCGTCTTGTGTGTCGGCAACAAAGTAGTAAAGAGTACCACTTGCAGTACCGGCTTGTGAAGTACCTGCAGTATGAGTAACTCTTAATTGTTCTCTTACGCCAGTACCACTTACAATAGCTGGTCCATATTCAACAGCATTTATAATTGTTGATATACCACCTAAATCTGCACCTGCAGTTCCACCAGCACCTACTGCTGCTGTTTCTGATTTTGCATCAACTGCAATACCATCTGCAAAGCCATCTGGATTTGCAACAACAACACCAGTACCAATTGGAGTGTATCCAATATCCATTGTTCCACCAGCTGCTGCTGAACCATCCCAAATTACTATTTTGTAAACGACAGCACCTTTTGGTAAAATTACTGTTGTAAGATCTGTTTCTGATTTTTGTACATTTCCATCACCAGCTGTTAAAGTATTTGGTATGTGAAAATTTGCTGTTGCTGCCATAGAACCTGCTATTGAAGTTCTTAAGCCGTCACCGTTTTCTCTGACATTTCCTGTAAATGTTGTATTTGCCATGTTAATATTCCTCCTAGAATATGTAAATACAGTCCCTAGGGGTTATCGACTATATGCGTCTGTATTTAAAATTATTTAATATATAGTGGGTTATTTATACACTAGATTTAAATAGAGTGCAAGAGATCCTACAGTAAAAGTGCGATTTTAGCGATGTAGCTTTTGTTTAAGTAGCTACGGAAACTTCTGGAGCAGAACCTTCAATATTGTTCTGTAAGTGTGCAATTCTAGCTTCTTCAAGCTTAATGTCAGTAATGACTCTTTTAATCTTGTCATCAATCTTGACCATGTCAAGAGTATATCTGTTATTATCCAGATGCTCCTGTTGCCACTTCAACTCCAAGGACCTTTTTTGTTTGTATAGGTCTTGTATCATCTATAACCTCCTCATAAGTTATTCGATTTAATCCCGAATGATAACTATCTCCGAGATACTCCCACACTATACTGTTTTCTCCCAGTTTGTCAAGTACTGCGTCTTCAACACTTTTAGCCGTATCATCAACATGCTCAACATTAAATTTTGCATGATAGTTATAGGCCCAGATAGTTATAGTAGTTTTTTTCATTTACACACCTTGTTATAGTTAAAAAAAGGGCCGTTTTTAGGCGGCCCTTTAAAGTATTTATTATGCTCCTTGAGAACCGAAGATTCCTCTAGGGTCAGAGAAACCAAATACGTATCTCTCTCTAGCTTTGTATCTAACATTACCAGTATCGAAGTCGCCTTCCATAGTAGTTTTGATAGGTGATCTGCTAAAGTGCTTAAGACCATTTGGTACATCTGTTTTAATAAAGAATGCGTCCGTGTCAGTTAAGTAGTGATTTACTACATAACCTTCAGGAATCATTCCCATATTTTTAAGTGCATTAATGTCGTTATCAGCAGTTCCAACTCTTTGATCAGATTTCATCAGTCTATCAGCTGTAAATTGTAGGTTAGATGGAATTACTAATTTCATTCCTCTAGCTGCAACTTTTAAGCCTCTTTCGTCTGTGAACGCTGCGATGTCTATTAAAGACTGCTCAAGAGAAGTTTCATTTAAATCAGCATTAACTGCTAATCTATTTGAAAAAGTTCCCGCAAGTGTTGGGTGCGCTGTGTTGATTAATGATACACCGTCTCCACCAGAAAATCCTGCATTG